TCGTATAACGCTGGGGGAGAATCAAACTCTCATGTGCGTTTGGACAGTTCCCGCTGGGTATACGGCGTATCTTTTTCAAAAAGATGTTACTTGTCTTACTGAGGCAAACAACAAGTTTGGGACGATTAGCTTGGTTGCGAAAAAGTCGGGGGGAGTGTTTAGAACTCAGGATAAGTTTTCCGTTCAAAACGGGCACACTGAAATAGCTTACTCAACGCCTTTGTCGTTTCCCGAGAAAACTGACATTGAGGTTCGTGCCGTAGGTAGCAGTTCTAACTCTGAGCTGCACGTTTCGGCTGCACTTGATATCGTATACATTCGAAACGCGGGACCACTCTGATGGCTAAGATCGACAAGTCCAAGATGAAATGCAACAAGCCAAAGCGCCAGATTTCTGGCGGCAAGAAGTCTGTTGTGAAGGCCTGTAAGGACGGCAAGGAGAAGATTATTCGTTTTGGCGATGCCAACATGAAGATCAAGAAGTCGGATCCCAAGCGCAGGAAGTCTTTCCGTGCGCGGCATGGATGTGATACAAAGAAGTTAGATAAACTATCGGCCAGATACTGGTCGTGCAAGATGTGGTAGAAACATGGACAAGAACGTACAGCTTATTTTCTGGGGCGGCGCGGTTACACTTTGCACTGCAGGGATCGTGTGGATGGTTTCTACTTTGATCGCCGTAGACAAACGAACTGAAGTGATAAATGTAAAGCTAGATCACTTAGTCGAAGCTGTTGATCAATTGACAACAAGAAAGGCACGTTATGATAGGCCGTGGGCAGATGCCGTTCCAAATATCCAAGCCGCCAGAGAGGTCAACTGATGGCCGAGAAAAAGAAAAAGCTCGACGCCTGCGCAAAGAAGGTCAAAGCTCGGTACAAGGTGTGGCCCAGCGCATACGCAAGCGGAGCGGTAGCCAAGTGTCGAAAGGTGGGAGCCGACAACTGGGGCGAATCTTCTAAGAAACGTAAGCGCCCTGTAAAGAAGAAGATGAAGGACGGCGGCTATGTTGCTTACGGCTGCGGCGGAGTTATAGAGGGGCGTCGTAAAGAGACGAATAACTACTAATGGCGGAGAAGGACAACTCATTACGCAAATGGTTTTCCCAGAATAACGGGAAGGGTTGGGTTGACTGTAAGACTGGTAAGCCCTGTGGTCGTCAGAAGGGCGAAAAGCGCAAGGGTTATCCGGCCTGTCGTCCAACGATGGCACAGTGTACGTCCGCGGCGAAAAAGAAGAAGTCTTCGAAGCGTATCAACTGGAAAGCCAGTGGTGGCTTGGTAAGAGTGTTTTGATAACTGAAGGAGTATGCTATGAAAGATCTTAGCGGAGACGGAAAAGTCACTAAAAAAGATGTGTTGATTGGTCGTGGTGTCATCGAAAAGAAGAACGGCGGCATGTTGAACGGCTACATGGGCGGCGGCATGGTCAAGAAAGGCTACAAAAATGGCGGCTGTGTAATGTCGGGTCGCGGTGTTCGTGACACAAAGATGGTGTAGATAATGACAACTTCAGGATCAAGAGATTTTAACCTCGATGTCGGTGAGATAATCGAGGAGGCGTATGAGCGGTGCGGACTAGAGGTTCGCACTGGGTATGATGCGCGGACAGCGCGTCGGTCCTTGAACCTGATGTTTGCGGACTGGGCGAACAGAGGTTTAAACCTCTGGACCGTGGCGCAAGGTACGACTGACTTGGTGCAAGGCACATCCACCTATACGTTGACGGCGGATGTCGTTGATATGTTGGAGATGGTTTTGCGCAGGGACGGGACGGATTACGAAGTCGAGCGTATTAGTCGCGGCGATTATCTGACGTTTCCGAACAAGACTGATCAAGGCCGTCCGTCACAGTTTTACTTCAACAGGCAGATCGACTCTGTTATAACGTTGTGGCAAACACCTGAAAATTCTACGGACCAGTTAATTTACTATTATGTTCAAAGGATCGAGGATGCCGATGCGTTGGTCAACACTACTGATATGCCTTTCCGTTTTTATCCTTGTATGGTTGCTGGTTTATCCTACTACCTTTCTATGAAACGTGCTCCGGAACGGATACAGATATTAAAAGCGGTGTATGAAGAAGAGTTTCAACGTGCCGCGGAAGAAGACGAGGACCGAGTTCCGTTGAAGTTACAGCCAAGTGCTAGGTATTTGAGGGTTTAATGGCATACGCTAGCGGGAAAAATGCTTGGGGTATATCGGATCGGTCAGGTCGCCGTTACCGTCTTCGTGAGATGAAGGTGGAGTGGACGGGTGCCAAGGTTGGTCCTGATGAGTTTGAGCCGAAGCACCCGCAGTTATATCCTCCAAAAGTTGGCCCTGACCCACAAGCGTTGCGTAACCCTAGACCGGAAAGTGGTCTGGCTGAACAACGCGCTTTACAGTGGGGATGGAATCCGGTGGGGTTTAACTACCAAGAAGGCTTGTCTCCGCCCAACAATTTAGTAGCTGTGGGTTCGGTAGGCACAGTGGAGATCAACACATGACGATGACATATGGGCAGCTAAAGCAGGCTATTAAGGATTATACTGAGTACGAAGAAGCAGGGTATGTAACGAACATACCGTTGTTTATTCGGCTGTCTGAGGAGCGAATACTTAAAAGTGTGCAGTTAAGTTTGTTCCGGAAAAACGCTACTGCCACGACTAATTCGGGCAGCGCCGCCGCTCAATATATTAAAGTGCCAGCGGACTTCCTTGCTCCGTTTTCGTTAAGTATGACCGGGTCAAACGGCGACAAGTTTTTTGTGGAATTTAAAGATCCGAGCTTTGTGCAGACGTACACCCCGGATCCCACGACTACGGGGGAGCCGAAGTATTATTGCCAGTTCGATGTTGATAACTTTTTGATGGCCCCGACGCCTAACGCGGCGTATACGGCGGAGCTTCATTATTTTTATCGTCCTCGGAGTATAACCGAAGGAGATGATAGTGGTACAACGTGGTTAAGTCAAAACGCTGAAATGGCTTTGCTGTATGGCGCATTGATTGAGGCTTACATCTATATGAAGGGCGAGCCCGACGTTATGCAGATGTATACGCAGAGGTTTCAGGAGTCGATACTGGGGATTAAACTTTTGGGTGAAGCCAAGGAAACTACGGACGAATATCGCACTGGTAAAGTTATAAGGGCGAAACAATGACACTAGCAGCATTTGACTTACCCCGCAAAGACGCGGTAGTATCGGTACGAACAACAAGTAATCGCGGGTTTAACCCAGACGAGCTTGCAGAGCAATGTGTAGAAAAGATTATTTCGATATCTGATTCTGCCCATCCAGCGATCCAAGAACAAGCAAAGGCTTTCTCCCGTCATGTGGAAACAGTCATTGCGTACTACCTGAGACAAGCTATTCACAGTGATAGGACAACTGTGTATAATGCGATTAAAGATGCTGGCAACCCTGAACTGGCAGAATTGATAAGGAGACTTTAAATGGCCTTTAGTGGAAACTACATGTGTACGTCTTTCAAGAAAGAATTGATGACCGCTACGCACAACTTTACGAACGGAACTGGCGACACATTTAAGCTCGCCTTGTATGATAATAACGCCTCGTTTAACGCAGCTACAACTGATTACACAAGCTCAAACGAGGTTGGTAACTCAGGCACATATAGCGCGGGTGGCGGAACGTTGGTGAATGTGACGCCTACATCGTCGGGCACTACGGCATTGACAGACTTTTCGGATCTAACGTTTACGTCAGCTACGATTACAGCGCGTGGTGCTTTGATCTACAATACTACTGCGGGAGCAGCAACTGGAACGACCAACTCCGTCGTGATTTTGGACTTTGGTTCAGATAAATCTTCCTCGGCTGGGGATTTCCAGATTGTTTTCCCGACAGCGGACGCGAGTAACGCAATTATCCGCATAGCATAAGCGAGTGCGACTATGGCTGTTTTAAAGAACAGGGCAAAAATGTCCACCAGTACCACGGGTACTGGTACAATAACTCTGGGTTCTGCTCTTTCAGGCTACCAAAGTTTTTCTGCGGCGGGAGTTAGTAACGGCGATCAAGTCAGGTACACGATTCAAGACGGCGTGAATTGGGAAATCGGTCTTGGGACTTACACCGCTAGTGGAACCACGCTTTCCCGCACTCCTAGCGAAAGCTCAAGTGGCGGCTCGGCAATTTCTCTAAGTGGAAATGCGGAAGTCTTTATTACGGCGGCGGGACAGGATATTCAGCAGCCTCCGTCAGAAGGGCCTTTTGTCGATGGCGACAAGACTAAGCTAGACGGTATCGAAGCAAACGCGGACGTAACGGACGCGGGGAATGTAAACCCGCTAGTGGACTCCCACCTGAACACAAGCACTGCTGTTTCTGGAGAGTTCCTGTCGTGGGATGGTTCAGACTATGATTGGGCAGCGGCTGGTGCTGACCTATACGCTGCAAATGAAGTAAGCGTAACGGCACAACCGTCAGCTACTGGTGATGATGCTATTGCGATAGGCGACAGTGCTGTTGCGTCAGGTGCAAATGCTTTAGCCTTTGGCTACCAAGCACAGGCAGGTGCGGCACAATCTTTTGCAGCGGGAGACGCTCCTATAATTGGCAGTAGTGGCACGTCAGCCGTAGCGTTAGGCACTGCTTATGCTAATGCTGGAGATGCTTTTGCAGCCGTTATCACTAGAAACACTTCAAGTTACGGCGCAACAAGTGCTCAGAGTTTAGCTGTCGGTCGAGATGCAAAAGCAACCAACACATCTGCTATTGCAATAGGTCAACTTGCTACGGCAAGTGGTTTTGAAGCTCTTTCTATAGGTGTTGAAAGCCAATCAACAGGAAACTCAGCTACGGCTGTTGGCAACTTCGCGCAGGCTACGGGCAATGCGGCGATTGCAATTAATGCAGGGGCTTTCAATGAGGCAACAGTCGCCAGTGCAAATTACACAATAGGCTTAGGTGTTAACAGTACGGCAAGCGGAACAGGTTCAATCGTCATTGGGCAAAACGCAACATCTTCTGGAACAGATTCTGTAGCTATTGGTAAAGCAAATACAGCGTCTGGAACGCAAGCAGTAACCGTTGGTTATACTAACCAAGCCACAGGGGCGGGTTCTGCTGCGATTGGGTACAGCAATAATGCGACGTCTACTGGCGGTTATGCGTATGCCTTTGGTCTTTCAAACACTATTAGTTCTACAAACGGGGGCGGTGCATTTGGTACTCAGCACTCGGTTTCAGGCAGTTATAGTTACAGCATAGGTAACGGAAACACCGTTACTCACGACAACAATGTCGTCCTCGGCAGCGGCATTACATCAGCGGCAGCAAACGAAATTGTTTTAGGTCACACAGACGAAACTGTTCGTATATCTTCTGCCTACACTCTTCCGGTAGCCGACGGATCGGCAGGAACTGCGCTTGTTACAGATGGCTCAGGGGCTTTGTCTTTTTCTGCGGTTGGCGCTGCTCTTTATGATGCGAACGAAAGTTCCCCTGCTGCCCAACCAAGCGCTACTGGTGCAAATGCCATTGCAATAGGCGATAGTGCTACAGCTACTTCAGACGATGACGTTGCTATTGGTGTAAACGCCAACGCTACAGCTAATGGTAGTTCTCCTTCTCTTGCTTTAGGGCGTGACGCTAATGCTACATCAGGTGGCATAGCGATTGGTAACTTCACTGACGCTACAGGCACCTACGGTACGGCTATTGGTACATCCGCTGATGCTACGGCAATAAACGCAAGTGCATTAGGAAATGATGCTAAAGGTGCGGGAAGTGATGCTGTAGCGTTAGGTAAATCACGGGCATCAGGAAGTTACAGCTTTGCAGCAGCTATAGCCAACAATACTTCTACCTATGGCGCTACTGGTGCTAACTCGGTGGCGATTGGGAGGCTCGCAAAAGCAACCGCAGCATATGCCACCGCTATCGGAAACTCTGTAACAGCTTCCCAAGCTGACGGGGCTGTGGCTATGGGGTCGTCATCAACGGCGTCAGGTCTGGGGTCTACTGCGATTGGTTATCTGAACATCGCAAGCGGCAGTTATTCGCAATCCATTGGTTACGGGGCAAACACACAATCAATTTACGGTAAATTTGCCAAATCCTCTGGGTTTTTCAGCGACTACGCAGACATGCAAACAGGTATATTGGTTGTTGTCGCAGCCACGACTGATGCTACACCAAAAGTCTTGACTTCAGACAAAGCCGCCGCAAGCACCACCAACCAAATCATCCTCCCCAACAACTCAGCCTATGCCTTCCACGGCACCATCGTAGCCCGTCAGCAAGCATCCGCTGGCACTGCAAGTGCAGCATGGGAAGTAAAGGGATTGATCCGCAGGGAAGGTTCTGCTGGTACAACAGTTCTGGTCAACAGTGCGACAACTGTCCTAGACAACACACCATCGTGGGGCATGGCCTTATCTGCTGACACAACAAACGGTGGCTTGGCGATCACAGTCACTGGTGCAGCCTCTACAAACATTCGGTGGGTGGCTACGATCCACACATCTGAAGTAACTTACGCCTAAAGGAGAAACTCAATGGCTATTCAAAACAACATCGCAGAAGGTGCCTCCCAATATGGCATCGCTTTCAACAACGCCTACTACCGCATCGTGACAGCGGCAATCAGCCGTCAACGTGGAACTGATCCAAAGTTCTCCGTAATGATTGACCTGTCAGCATATGCGGTAGCAACTCCCGGTGACGACACTCGTGAGGTGGACTTCAAACGCTACAACGCAAACCTCACAGATGTAGAAGCTAAGTCTGGCTCTACGTTTTTAGACAAGTGTTACGCTTGGGTTATGGATCAAGACGATATGTCAGGAAGCACGGCGGTATAACATGGCACTAACCATCAATCATCAGACGAATGACATCTCAGCAACTAGCGGGTCCATGACGATTGATGGAAACGCTTTAGGCGCATCTGATGGCATCTTTTACGAAAACTCGACAACGGTGTCTTCGGACTATACGATTACGTCAGGCAAGAACGCGATGTCTGCAGGCCCTATAACCATTGGTAGTGGGGTTACGGTCACAGTACCTTCTGGCTCAACTTGGACGGTGGTAACATGACGATTAAAGTAGACACAATTACTAACGTCGCAGGCACAGGCGCACCAAACATCCCTGACGGGGTTACGATTGCAGGCACGGCGTTGGCTTCTGTTCCGCAGATGGAATACACAAGCTCGGCCTCTGAGCCGTCGTCCCCGTCCAATGGTGCCTTGTGGTGGGACAGCGCAAATGAGCTGTTTAAGATGTACGTCAATGACGCGTGGTACGAGGTGGACTATACTCCCCCGCCGCCTGCTTTTTTAGGGGACAGGCAGGTTGTTGGTGGAGGGGCAACGCCTACTGTTTTAAATACTATACAGTACTTTTCTGCCGCGACGCCGAGCAACGCCACTGATTTTGGCGACCTGACAGTCGGTAGACAAGACTTAGGGGCATGCTCTAGTGGGTCTAGGGGGCTTTTTGGGGGAGGCGGCGTGAGCAGCGGCGCTAAGTCCGACATTATTGACTACATCACAATTGCTACTACCGGCAACGCCACTGATTTTGGTGACCTGACGTCCGCCACACAGTATATTGGTGCTTGCTCGAATAAAACGTATGGCCTCTTTGGAGGAGGTATTAGCACCACTTTTGAGGTCACTATTTCTTACGTGACTATTGCTACGACAGGAAACGCAACGGACTTCGGTGACCTAACTGAGTCAAGGTATTTTTTACGTGCTTGTTCCGACGGTACGTATGGGGTGTTTGGCAACGGAGCTAACTCCGCATCAACGAACGTGATCGATTACGTCACTATTAACACTCCGGGGAACGCAACCGATTTTGGGGACATGTTAGCTAATTGGTACGGTTACGGGTCGTGTTCAAACGGCCCTCGAGGGCTTTTTGGTGGGGGGACTTCAAGCGGTTCTACAAACGCCATTCATTATATAACTATTGCCACCCCATCTAACTCGACGGATTTTGGCGACTTAACCGTGGTACGCAACGAAGTGGCTGCGAGCTCCGACGCAACATACGGATTTTTTTGTGGCGGTACTTATGGGCCCACTCAATACGACGTAATTGATTACGTGACCATAAACACTTTAGGTAATGCTACGGATTTTGGGGACCTTCTTGCTCCGGCATCCACCCAAGCCGCATTTTCGGGGGCATAACACATGAGCACCTTTAACACGACGAACATCGAAAGCACTTCTGGCGGGGCACCGAGCTTCAGCCAAGGGCTTACCGTGGGAGGCACAGACATCACCAGCTTGGTTACGATGACCGAGTACTACGACCAAGCCTCCGAACCGGGGTCCCCGGCTGACGGTGCGGTTTGGTATGATGGTAGTGATGTTTACCAGTATCTGAACGATACATGGATGACGTTAACATTCATACCCCCTCCAACGTGGTTCGGTTCTAGAGGCTTATTTAGTGGTGGAAATAGTAGTAATGTAATTGATTATATCAGTATTGCGACGCCCGGAAACGCTACTGATTTTGGTGATTTAACCGTCGCGAGAACGCCGGCATCCTGTTCCAATGGAACACGAGGTGTATTTGGTGGCGGTATCGCCTCTGGATCGTACTCGAATGTAATAGACTATGTTACAATTGCATCCACGGGCAACGCCACAGACTTTGGTGATCTGACCGTCACTCGAAACAATTTAGGCTCTTGTTCTGATGGCACCTATGGTTTATTTGCTGGAGGTTGGAGTGGATCAGCCACCGAAGATACTATTGACTACATAACGATTGCATCCACGGGTAACGCTACAGATTTTGGTGATATGACTACGGCCCGAGAAGCCATAGCATCTTGTTCTGATGGCACCTATGGTTTATTTGCGGGTGGTTATGAATTTTCTGTTCCAACCGTCACCATAGATTACGTTACTGTTGCCACAACAGGTAACGCTATAGATTTTGGTGATCTTACTGTTGCAAGAGGTGGTTTAGGGGCCTGTTCAAGTGAAACCAGAGGATTGTTTGGCGGCGGATTATTGACAGGGTTTACTACATACACGAATGTTATAGATTACGTGACTATTGCTTCACCCGGAAACGCTACAGACTTTGGAGATTTAACCTCTGCCCGAGGAGGCTTTGCGGCGTGCGCAGACGGAACTTACGGAGTTTTTGGCGGGGGTTTTAGCCCCACTGCAACAGATGTAATAGACTATGTTACAATTGCATCTACCGGTAACGCCACAGATTTCGGAGATTTAACAGTTGCTCGGGGCAACAACGGCGCGTGTTCGGGAGACTAACTTATGAGTACCTTAAAAACAGATGCAATTGAGAACGGCGGCGCAGCGGTCAACTTCCCTGCTAACCTTAAAGCAGGCAACGGCTATGCTGAACGTGAATACTACGACCAGACAACGGAACCTACGGGTGTAACTGACGGTGCTATCTGGTGGAATGACTCAGATGAAACCCTGAAGATGTACATTGATGGTGAGTGGTACGAGGTCAGTGCTAGTCCTCCTCCTACTAATCTTGGGGATCGAGGTGTTTTTGGGGGAGGTCAAAGCGACAACACAATCCAGTACATCACAATTAGCACGACTGGAAATGCTTCGGATTTTGGGGATTTACCAACGTCCAATGGCTATAGGGGGGCGTGTTCAAACGGCGCTAGAGGTCTCTTCGCCGGAGGCGCTACCGGCCCCTACCTCACTGATATAGCGTATATCACCTTTTCCTCTTTATCTAACTCTGTTGATTTTGGTGATCTAACCGTTGGAAGAAGAGGTTTAGCTGGGTGCTCAAATGGAACGATAGGGGCTTTCGGTGGTGGTAGTGACGGCTCCCCACTAAACACGATTGACTACGTGACTATCGCAACAACGGGAAATGCCGCCGATTTTGGTGATTTAACTGCTGCTAGGGATTTTGTTGCGGGTGTTGCAGACACGACGTATGGTCTTTGGGCCGGAGGAACCTCCGCATCCTCTAACATAATTGACTATGTGACTATCGCAACAACGGGAAATGCCACCGATTTTGGTGATTTAACTGTTGGTAGACAAGATTTGGCCGGTTGTTCTAACATGGTTAGAGGGCTGTTTGGTGGCGGATACAAGGATGGAGTCGGGACAGAAGGCACGATTGACTACGTGACTATTGCAACACCGGGAAATGCCGCCGATTTTGGTGATTTAACTGTTGTTAGGTCGTGGCTTGGTTCTACTGCTAACAACACTAGGGGTGTGTGGGGCGGCGGTTTTGGAGCATCTAATCAAAACATAATTGACTATGTAACTATTGCAACGACGGGTAATGCTGTTGATTTTGGTGACTTGGTCAACAACCCACGTGGTCCCGCCGCATGTTCAGGAGACTAAAATGACTGCACTTACAACGACTGACGAAATCACCTTCAGCCTACCGGCTGTATCCGCAGACAAGATCAACGCTGCTGCGGTGGCTAAGGTGAACCAATACCTGCCCGAGCTGGAGCAGAAGACCCGTGCGTTCGACCGCAACAACAGCCAGCACACGCTGTCTCTGATGACGTTGACCATGCTGAACGGGCAATCACCCTACCGCATGATGCGTCAGGTCATGGCCGAAGTTGAGAAGCGCAAGATGGCGCTGGCCGAAGCGCAGGTGAACCATGCCAAGACGGTCAAGGAGATTCAAGACCTAGAAGGCAGTGTCGACCCTGTTGAACAGGCAGAACTTCGGCAAAAGCGGTTTAGCATCGACATGCTTGAGTCCAAGATCAACGGCTCGTTCAAAGACATTGCCACGATGATTGACGCTTACGAGAACATCAAGGCGAAAAACGGCATCGACGACTGGGACGAAGAGGCCTACGAGCGCGAAGAGAAACGCCACCACGTGCGCCGCGGCTTTGAGCTTATGTATCGCAACCTACTTGATGGCGGTCGAGCTAACACAGCCACGATTGAATACCTACAGCAGTATGGTGTGCACCCACAGGTGGCACTCACCGAGGTTAGCGGGTACGTGAAGCATACCGCAGAGCGCATTGCCAAAGCGGAATTAATGCACTCGAACGACCTCGAAGACTTCCTCGACCTCATGGCCGACAAGTATTGCGCCAATGTGGATAAGACAGCCGAGCGGTTGTTTGGTAAAACTGATTTCATTAACCCGGAGTACATGCTCCGACTGGAGGCAAAAGATGATTCTTGAGTACATGCTTGTCCGCGAAATGGGTAGCAAGCGCGCCCCTTCATGGGTCGAAGACGGGGGCTACTTCATGGACCCCGACAACAACACTCTGATTGGCTGGTCGCCTGATATGGCGAACCGTGACTACTACGTCCCGGATTCGGTGGTAGAACTCAACCGTGCTAGTCTTATCGCACGGGTACTGGACATCAACACCCGCTACCCGACCATGGAGCTCGACGAAGACGGCTCTTCCGTTCCCGCTACCGACGAAGAATTAACCGCCACGGTCAACGCATGGTGCGACGACCACGGAGAGCCGTAAACTATGCTTGGATTCTCCCCACTAACGACGGCTCCGTTAGCGGCGGAGGATTCTACTACCTTTGTCCCTGTCTCAGGTTTAGTTGGAACAGGTGGCGTTGGCTCTGTTACTTTAGTTACGGATCAGAACATCTCTGTAACCGGAGTCGCCGCAACAGGTGGCGTTGGCTCTGTCAGCATTTCAGGTGAAGCGCAAGTTCCGGTCACGGGTCTTGAGGCGACAACCGCCGTAAACGGTGTTACGGTTAAGACAGGTCATAGCATTCCTGTTTCCGGAGTTGCTGCAACAGGGCAAGTTGGCTCTGTTACTTTAGTTACGGACCAGAACATCTCCGTTGTCGGGATTGCCGCTACGGGCGGAGTCGGCTCAGTAACTATCGAAGGCGCAGCGTCTGTTCCTGTTACTGGACTTGAAGCTACAGGTAACGTTGGCGGCGTCACGGTCAAAACAGACCAGATAGTTTCGGTCGTGGGCATAGCGGCAACAGGGGCGGTTGGTTTGCCTAGTATCCGAATCAACAGCGTCATTCCTATTGGCACTGTGGCCCCTGCACAGGGAGAGGTCGGGGATCCAACAATCAAGGGTAACGCCGCGGTTTCCGTTACTGGAGTTGCGGGTAGCGGTCGAACTGGAAACGTGCTAGTTTGGGGCAGAATTATACCAGACAACGATACGATCTGGACAGAAATCATAGCTGCATAGGAAAGTAGATGCCTAGTACATACGCAGATAACAGTGGTATAGAGCTTATTCGTAACGGCGAAAAGTCGGGTACATGGGGCACGATCACTAACACAAACTTAAACATCATAGACCGTTTGACTAACGGCGTTGGTACTATTTCTCTTGCGGGTACTACGCATACGTTAAGCACGAACGATGGGTCTCTGTCCCCGGGTCAATACAAAGTGCTTGTTTTGGCGGGGTCACCTTCTGGAACTAACACCATTACTATCGATCCGAATGACGGTCAGCATGTTTACTTTGTTTACAATAACTCTGGGCAGGCTGCGGTGTTTTCGCAAGGCTCTGGTAGTAACGTCACTGTTCCAAATGGTCAGTCTAAAATTATCTATGCTGATGGAGCGGGAGCGGGGGCCGCGGTCAGTGACCTTACAACCAACTTTGCAATGGGCAATGTGTCCATAACCGGAGGCAGTGTAACTGGGATCATGGATCTTGCAATTGCAGACGGGGGCACTGGCGCAGGCACAGCCGCTGCGGCACGGACGAATCTTGGCGTGGTGATTGGCACAGATGTTCTGGCGTATGATGCAAACTTGCAAGCGTTTGTGGCGGCATTTACCCTACCTACCAGTGACGGGTCCGCGAATGAGACTCTGGTGACGAATGGGTCAGGAACCCTGTCGTTTTCAGAAAGAGCAACAACAGGCAAGGCCGTAGCCTTCAGCCTTATTTTTGGTTAGGAGATAGAACATGACCGCGCCGAACATTGTAAACATCACATCGATGCTGGGGAAGACGGACGCTACCAGCCTTACCACAACGAGTGCCACCTCGGTTTTAGAAAACGCTGTAGGCTCAAACAAAGTGCTGCGGGTCACGTTAGTTCGGGTTGTCAACGTAGATGGGAGCAACTCCGCTGACGCAACCATTTCGTACTACACACAAGACAATTTGGGCGGCACGGCAATGGAACTGGTGCAGGCTAAAAGTGTTGCAGCAAACACCTTCCTTGATGTTGTCACGAAAGATACGCCTATCTACTTAGAGGAAGACAAATCTTTGGGTGCCACGGCTAGTGCGGCGAATGATCTAAAAATTATCGTAACTTACGAAGAGATTACATGATAAATGGCGCTCTCAAAACTACAGTTTCGACCCGGCGTAAACCGCGAGGTAACGTCGTACACTAATCAAGGAGGCTGGTTCGACATTGATCATGTTCGATTCCAAAAAGGCTTTCCGGAAAAGATTGGTGGTTGGCAGAAGAGTTCCAGCAACTCTTTCCTCGGAACATGTCGTGCGCTTCATCCGTGGGTTTCATTAGACCGAGACAGATACATTGGCGTTGGTACGCACCTCAAGTATTACATAGACGAGGGTGGCTTTTACAACGATATAACACCGATTAGGCTGACTACAGCCGCAGGGGATGTTACGTTTGCTGCAACCAATGGGTCGTACACAATTACAGTAACGGACGCTTCGCATGGCGCAGTCGTAAACGACTTTGTCACGTTTTCTGGTGCGGCGTCTTTAGGCGGCAACATCACCGCCGCCGTGATAAATCAAGAGTACCAGATTACAGAGGTCGTGGACAACAACTCGTATAAGATTGACGCCCGTGCTGCCAACACCCCCATCTATGACATTACAGTAGACGGTCAACTCACACCTACATACGTCACTGCGAATGGTTCCGACTCAGGCAACGGAGGCGGCTCGGTGGTAGGCGCGTACCAGATCAACACGGGCCTGGACATCACTGTGTCTGGTGCGGGTTGGGGTGCAGGGACATGGAGCCGTGGCACATGGGGCTCTGCCTCTACAGATCCAATCGTATCAAACACAATCCGTCTTTGGTCGCACGACAACTTTGGTGAAGACTTGTTAATGAACGTGCGAGACGGCGGAATATACTATTGGGATCAAACAGGAACCGTGAGCACACGGGCCGTGGACATTACTAGCTTGGCTGGCGGACAGAGCGTCCCGACAGTTGCAAAGCAGGTCATGGTTTCGGATCGAGATAGGCACGTTCTTGCTTTTGGTTGTGACACGGAAGCCAACCCCGGAGTGCAGGATCCGTTGGCTATACGGTTCTCGGACCAAGAATCTTTGACCGACTGGCAGACAACAAGTACGAACACGGCTGGCGAACTGCGACTGGGCTCGGGTTCCGAGATTGTTACTGCCGTAGAAACACGTCAGCAGATCCTAGTGTTTACGGACACTACTCTGTACGCCATGCAGTTCCTTGGGCCACCGTTCACGTTTGGTGTAACTGCGTTGTCAGAAAACATCACGATAGCTGGGCCGAACGCTGCGATTGCGGTGGACGATACTGTGTTTTGGATGGGTCGCTCTGAGTTTTACATCTACTCTGGTGCGGTTCAGCGCTTGCCTTGTACGGTTCGAGACTTTGTGTTTAGCGACATTAACGAAGGCGAACTAGAAAAGATCACGGTGGGTTTGAACACCGAACACTCTGAGCTTTGGTGGTTCTACCCAAGCCTGAACAGCGGGGAAGTAGACCGCTATGTGGTGTACAACTACACCGAACAGGTTTGGTATTACGGCTCGTTTGCTCGCACAGCGTGGATAGACCGTGGAATCTTTGACTTTCCGTTTGCCGCCAACACAGACGGCTATATCTACGAGCATGAGATTGGCTTTGACGATGGGACCACGGACCCCGTAACTCCTATCGTGGCATACATACAGTCCAGCCCCATGGATATTGGGGACGGAGAGCAGTTTATGCTGCTTCGCAAGATGATACCTGACGTAGACTTCAAGTCTTCGACAGCGATTATACCTGACGTAAACATAACGTTAGATGTAAAGAACGCCCCTGACGGGACGTACTCGGTTAGCCAGACAGATGCGTTTGTTAAAACCCAGTCCGTTCCTGTAGACTCTCGAACAGAGCAACTTTACTTCCGCCTTCGTGGGCGGCAAATGCGGTTCAAGATTCAGTCTAACGATACAGGCGTTACATGGCGGCTAGGATCTCCCCGGTTGGATCTTAGACCAGATGGGAGGCGGTAATGTCTCGTCGTCTCTCCCGTCCTTACTTTCCTATTCCCCCCGCAGATTACGAGCAAAGGTATTTCGCAGAGGTGCTTCGTTCGTTTTCTGTATTCTTGGAGCAGGTACAAAACCCCGGGGACATTCGAGCGACAGAGATAACAATTACCAATTTACAAAGTGATGACAGCGGTCTTCCGCCGGGGGCATTGTTTCAACACGATGGAGTTGTTAGAGTACCACAACCCAACCAGCCTTACGTTCGCGGTTCTTCAGGAACAGGTACAGTAGGCGCAGTAACGGTGACAACATGACTGTAATTACAATGCCAGACGGCTCCCGCTGGAAACCTTCAACAAGTTCTGATACACTGCATTGTGTAAACTGCGAAAACATCGTTGACACGCCAGCAGAAATCGCAAGTTACCCAGACGGAAATTGCCCCGACTGCGGAGAAAACTGGACTGGATCGGAAAGACGTAATACAAGTATTACAGTGACGGCCCCTGAACCTATATCGGGAGAAGCATAATGAGTTTATTATCGACCCTTGGTGGACTGGTTGGTCTGGCAGTAGGCGGTCCCGGCGGGGCCGCTATTGGTGCGGGTATTGGTAGCCTTGCTGGAGGCGGGGATGCAGAGGACGCACTTAAAGCAGGTTTGATGGGGTTTGGTATTGGGTCTATTCCGGGGATTCAGAACTTTGCGGCGACCGCGGGTTCCGCTTTAGGTTTAGGTGGCGTAGGATCGAACGCGGCGTTGGCAGCAAATGCGCAAGCGCAAGGCGGCATCGGCACTCAATTAGGGCAGATGCTCACAGGGGCTAATGTGGCACAGACTGCGGAGATGGCAAAGTCAATGCCCGGAGCCAACGCAGTAGCTCAAGGCATAGGGACGGGTGGGATCACAGGTTTGATGAACAACCCGTATGTTATGGCTGCACTACTCACAGGCAGCGAACAAGCCAACCCAAAGGTTGTTATGACTGACAAACAACGTGCTCAGATGGAAACAGGTGAGCGAAGTCCCGGCTACGGCGGGGCACGGATCGGCGCTCTGTATGTAGACAGTGCAACAGGTCAGTATTATAATTCCAAAATGGAAAGAGACGCCGCAATTCGTGCAAGGCAAGAAGGTGAATTTGCCATGGGCGGCATGATCGAGGGCCCCGGCACAGGAACCAGCGACTCAATACCTGCTAAGATCTATCAAAATGGTCAGCCCGTACAAGAAGCGGCGTTGTCGGACGGTGAATTTGTAATGACCAACGCTGCGGTTGCGGGAGCAGGCGGCGGGGATCGAGCCAAAGGGGCCGCTAAGATGTATCAAATGATGAAGCAGTTCGAGGGGAAAGCATAATGGCTGAAGAAACCTACCTCCAACAGACGCAGCAGCTTCTTCCCGAATACCAAGAAGCCTTTCTCAAAAGCCTTTTGTTCTCGGCCTTTGATCCTTATGGCGGCTACGTTACCGACGCGCAGGGCAACGTCCTACGCGAAGGTCGGCAAGGGGACGCTCTTGCAGAGGGAGAATCGTTTGTGTCCCAGCCCACAGGGTTGGCGACCGAATCTCCTCTGTCCACGGTCCCTGAACAAACTCTGGCTAAGTTTGGTTATAAGGATCCACAAACTGGAGAAGTTAGTTACTCTGGGTTTACACCATCACAAACTGCTGCATTGCAGTTGGGTGTGGGTCAGATTGGTGCGTACCAGCCTATGTTTGACTCGGCGTCCCAGACGTTTGCACAAGGGCTTGGCACTTATGGTGAAGCTGTGGACATGGCACGTCTTGGTGGTACAGCGCTTTCTGGCACTGGTGCCGAGTACGACCCTCAGTCATATCAGCCATACTACGATCCCTTTGTAGAAGAGGTGATTGACGAAACACAACGAGACATCGGAGACCAACAGCAACGTGAGTTGGCTCGGGTACGGGCTGGCGCGGTTGGCGCAGGGGCATTTGGTGGATCCCGTGGCGCGGTTGCAGAACAGGAACTGGCTCGGAACACTGCGCGAGAGCAAGCTCGGGTTGGTGCACAGCTACGGTCCCAAGCCTACGGTCAAGCGCAGCAACAAGCGCAAGGCGCATTTGAGTCTGCACAGAAGCGTGGACAAAACGCTGCGCAGTTGTACGGCAACTTGGGTCAGGGGCTTGGATCTTTGGGTCAGGGTATGTTTGGTGCAGGCACCACACAGATGGCTGCGGGAGAAGCGACGCAGGCTGCGGGATCACGAGACGTAAACGCACTGTTTAACCTAGGCACCTTGGAGCAGCAACAGGCACAGGCGGAACTCGATACGCAACGTTCCGCTGCCATGGAAAATGCGTATGAACCGTATCAACGTCTGGGCTTCTTGTCCGACATCTTCCGTGGTGTGCCATCGTTGTCGGGTTCCATGACCGCGGGTCTTGCCCCTACTAAAAACCCAACACAAACATTCTTGGGTTACGGCATGGGGCTGCAAGGGTTGCAGCAAGGTGGATATGGCGGAATCTTTGGAGGCTAATAATGAACGTACTTAATCGCCCTTTGTTTCAGAGATATGCACGTCAACCTATGATGCAGCAACCTATGATGCAGCAACCTATGATGCAGCAACCTGTCGGCATTATGGCTTCGTCACCTGAGTTGATGCAAGCATCGATGGGATATGCCCCGGGTGGACCTGTGGGATATGCCCCGGGTGGACCTGTTATAAGCGGACGTAATAAAGTACGAGTGCGCCCACCCGTGGACATCACCCAAGATCCTGTTGAGTTTCAAGAGACTGTAACGGAGACCGTTGTTCCAGATACCGTGGGCGGGTTTACTGCGGAGGGTTTGGCACAGGAAGTTGAAAAATATTCTGACCCGTTCCTTAATCCCGATGTTCCGTCCAAGCCCAAGCCAGAAGCATCTGATGCTGATACACTTTCCCAAGCCGAGCAGCTTGGCGCACAAGCTATAGATAACGGTGAGCTTAATCCAGACACGGCTCCAGCACCTCTTGCCGATGCGGTGAATACTCTTAACGACCCAGACAAAACCCCTACTGAAGAGGCCGACGCTATACTTACAGGCATGGGTAAAAACGCACCCAAAGGAACTAAGGGAAAGATCGGTGCCATGAAGGATCTGATCAGAGATACCTTTGGTGTAGACGCGTCGAGGTACGATAACCTAAAAGCCTTGAACCGTGCAGCCGTGGGCTTTGCCATTGCTAAAGGTGACGACATTGCTGCGGCACTAGAGCGTGGTGCGCAGGGCGCAGCGGCTATTGAAGAGAAGTCTTTGGCTCGTGATGACTCAATGTCCCAAATGGCTTTGCAACAAGTCTTTGCGGAGAAACTTGCTGGCATGAGAAACGCCGCAGCCATGGCTGGAAAGGCAAGCGACTACACTCCAGAGAGATTACGGCAACGTGCTATAGAGGCGATACTTAGAAGCCCTGATCAGTTCAATGTATATAATGACGAGACAGGGGCGGTTGATCCCGCAAAAGTACAACGAGAAGCCAACATTCTTGTTACCGCTATGATGCAACAAAGTCCTTCGACAGATATGCCAGCTACAGGTTCTGATCCCGAGCCGACAATGACGCACCAACAAGCCAACGACGCCGCAAAAGAAAAGGGAGAGCCTTTCTACACCCTAGACGGCAAAAAATTCAAAGTTCAGTAGGTGACCCTTGGCAGATGAGTTTACCCCTCAACCATATGTGGAAGAAGAATTTTTACCCCAACCTTTCTCTGAGGAGGAAGAGTACGAAGGCGTAGCCCAAGAGTTTTTCGAGGGCATAGGATCTGGTGCAACGAAAGTTGTACAAGGAGTCGCGGAGCTTGGTGCTCTGGCCTCGGATGCTCTTGCAGGAACAGATTACCATGAGGATTTGGTTCAAGGGTTTGAAGACTTTAGAGCAAATCTTGGCCTTGACCCTCAAGGTATTGCAGGGGCAATCGGCGAAGTAGGCGTACAGTTTGTTGTACCTGGAGGCCTTGCTGCCAAGGGCATCCAAGGGTTAAACGCCATAGCCAAGGCGGGGAAAGCGGGTAAGTTTATGGCGGGGCTCGGCGCTGCGGGGCTCGCAGATGCAGTCACTGCCACAAGCGACACTACCACCATCGGTGATTTCTTTGAGGGCGGACCTACAGAAACAACGGACCTAATTGGTCTGGAGGGCGAAGAGCGAGCACTAGAGGGCTTTATGAACAAGGCCAAGGTTGGACTGGAAGGGGCAGCGGGTATTATTGCTGCCCCTTATATTGCTCGTGGTCTTAGCGCTACCGCAGGGGTCGCAGCTACAGCGGTTGGTCAGATCCCCGGCGCAACTCAAGTTGCTCGTGGGATTAAGGCTGGCGCAGAAAAGGTCGGGAGCAAAGCCGCGGAGATTGAAGAAGCACGGCGCTTGGGTACAGACCAAGGTGCGTTTAAGAATGGCGTAGCAGAAGCGCTGGCTACGTTGCGGTATCGCGGTATCCTACCAGAGTCGGTTGCTGAATCTCGGTCCTTGATCCCGGGACTGACCGAAGCCGAAGTGCAAGCCGCAGATAAGTTAACTAATTTGTTGGACAAACAGCTTGATACGCTGATGAAGAAGGCGAACAAAAAACTAGCGAAGGGCAGCAGGTTTGCTAAAGCAGACGCATACAACGCCATCGACAAGTACCTGACAATGCCCGACAGAAAAGCCGCAGACGAAATGCTGAAGTTGTTTGATGACGATATCGGCGTTACGTTGAAGTCTATGCGCAGCCACATGGATGAGTTGAGCGCCAAGATTCTCGACAGTGACTTCCTAAAAAAGAATGACATGGTATCTAAAGATACACAGAAGCTGCTGTCCGAAACCATCCGAGGCAACCTTGGTTCGTACATGCGCAGGCGGTATCGTATCTTTGAAGACGCCGACTACAAACCCACAGACGAAGCGTTAGAGCAAGCCGCCTCTGGATTTAAAGCTGACGCCGTTGCCGTGCAAGATGAACTGGCTAGAGTAGCTCAGAGCGCTCGGGATCCTAGAAGCGCACAAGACTTGGGACTTAGCGAAGACTTTAAACTACTTGGTCAGGTGACCGACGACCAAGCACGGATTGCCCGAGACAATTTCTTGGAACGCTATAAACGTCAGAGCAACAAGAAACCTTTTAAAGGTACAGCCAAAGTAGCAGCCGACAAACTTAGGACCGACCTGTTTATCACACGGTCTAACCTGAAAGATTATCAAAAAGCTCTGCTCGGAGAAGTAAAGAACCCACTGGAAAACTACGTTGCCACTGTGTCTGACATGGCTGAGTTCAACGCCGTGGATAACTACTTCGGAACAATTCGCGCTGCGGCGGAGGCTGCGCCAGATGGCATAGGTAAACTGTTCCGCAACACCGAAGGCATGTCCCCAGATCAAATCAAGATGATCGAAGAAGAAGGGTTCGTGGTCCTCGGTTCTGGAAGAGGCAGCAGTAAGGCTGACAAAAGCAAGCCCGAAGACATCTTGGAGTCTGGTTGGGGTTCACTGCATGGGTTCGCTGTTCCCGAACGGGTGTATCAGGATCTGACACGCACGGTTGTGGGTGATGTGGGCTGGTTGGGCAACGCTCTTCGCTCCACCTACTCGGGGTTCTTACGGGTCAAAGGTGGGACACAGTATGGTAAGACCATCTTGTCCCCTATTACACAGATCCGGAATGTTACGACGGCCTCGGCATTCGCCGCAGCGCAAGGCAACGTTGGTAAAGGTGCGAACCTGTACGAGTCCGTGGGTCTGGTGTTTAACAACCTCAAACGTATGCCTCCTGAAAAAGCGGCGGAAGAGTTTAAGGAGCTACAACGGCTTGGCATTGTAAACAGTCAAGCGGAACTGCGCGAACTACAGGAACTGGTAGCCAAAGGGTTTGGTTACACTGACGAGAAAACCGTAGAGGGGATCGCTGCCACCCGCAAGTTTGGATCTAACCTTACAGACAACCCAATCCTCGGGTTTATTAAGAAAAAAGGTAAGAGCGCAGAGAATCTATACCAAGCTGGCGACGACATCTGGAAGGTGTACAACTACACGTTCGAAAGCAACAAGCTGCGTAATGCACTGGCAAAGATGACACCTGAACAGCAGTCAGACTATATCCTCCGTAAGTCTGGCAAGCCCATGGACACAGATGCGTTTATCCGTGAAGAAGCAGCCCGAGTCGTACGGAATACCGTACCGAACTACAACCTCGCACCCGAGGCTATCCGTGCATTGCGCCGTGCTCCAGTGGGTAACTTCATTGCCTTCCCCTACGAGATCATGCGGACAGGGGTCAACACGATTGCCCGTGGCATCGATGAGTTGGCAGACCCCAACGTAGAGATACAGAAGATCGGGCTGCGTCGTTTGACGGGGGCGATAACCACGTTTGGCCTACTGCCAGCAGGGGTATCGTCTCTAGCGTATAAGACATCTGGTGTAACCAAAGAAGAGATGGACGCGTATCAAGATTCTCTTGCTGCACCGTGGGAGAAGAACGCACGTCTTGTGCCGATTGGTCGGCACGAGGACGGCACACCAAAGTACATCAACTACAGTTACTCGAACCCATACGACATGCTTGAGCGCACTGCGATTGCAGCCATAAATACCTACGAACGAGGTATGCAGGACGGTAAGTCAAGTAGTCAGGTAGTATCGGAGGCAGCATTCTCTTCCTTGGGAGAGCTTATGGCTCCCTTTACACAGGAAGCAATCGCACTGGCAGCGTTTAGGGACGTGCTCGATCCTGATGCAGAGAACCCTGTGATGAGTGCGCTGGGTCAGTTTGGTCGGGGCGGTAAAACAATTACGGGTGCAAAGATCTACAACCCAGAAGACAACGCTGGCGACAAAGTTGCCAAGTCGTTTGCCCATATCGCGGACACACTACTGCCTTCTTTCATTCCGTTAGACGAAAGCGGTGGAAAAGTTGAGCCCAGTCGTTTTGCCCGTGGGTTTATTAATGGACTGGATTTAAATGAAACCTTGGGCGTTAGCGAGAAGGACCGGATGGGACGGGAACGTGATCTGTCTCAGGAACTTGCCCGGGCTTTCTCTGGCATCACAGAGTCTGATTCCCAAGCCTCTACCTCCTTGAAGTACAAAGGCTATGAGTTTGCTCGGGCCCGTCAAGATACCTCAAACATTTTTAACTCTATTGCTCGCCGTCAAAACGTAACCAAAGATCAACTCCTTGAGGCATACGAGGACGCCAGTGAAGCTAGGTTCCGGGCTTTCAGAGAATTTAATCAGGTTGTCGAAGCCGTTAGACAATTTGGAATGAAAGACAACGACATCCGTCGAGCGTTGAAAGAAGCTGGCGTCGGTGGCATCAACGAAATTATCCGTGGCGTTTACAAACCTTTAGATGTCAGTGACAGTGTACTGGATGACATGCGGCGTAACGGTACAATAAAAGAATTGCCTAGAGCAGAGATAAGACGGATGATTACTCAACAACGTCGTCGCCGTTTGGACGAACCGTTGCCCACGATGGAGGAGTTTGTGCCGCAGCCTATGGAAGAGGAGTTTGTGCCGCAGCCATATGACGAAGGGTCTTTGCAGCCCGTAGCTCCACCAAAGATTCCTGCAACAACCCCGCGCACCCAAACCGCTGCGGTAAGTCCAGCGTTGCTGGGCGACAACCCAATCGATGTCGCCCGAAACATGGAGATCGCTACAGCGTCTCGATAGTTACCTTAACACCATTGCCGCCGAACAACCGGACCAGTTCGTCGGCGCTTTCTTCTGTCTCGTGCAGGATGTCTTCGTCGTTGGTTAGGGCTGCTAAGTTAAGCGCCTCTCCTACGAAATTCATAAGTGCTTCTACCTGCATACGATGCATATCTTTTAAACCAAGTGTCGGCATGTCTTTGTTAATCATTCGATTTCTCCCCAATCTTCCTTGATGTCTACGTCTATCTTTGAAGGGACCTTGAGAGACACCCCTGTCTCCATGATCTCCTTAATCCTGTCCGTTTGTTCCTGGCTCTCTATGTTAAAGCATAGCTCATCGTGAACAGTGAGCATAGGAGTAAGTCCCTCGTTGTAGCAATCGAGCATAGCCTTCTTAGTTTGGTCCGCCGCTGATCCTTGGATCAAACGGTTGAGCGCCTTGTATGTGAATGCCCTCTTAATATCCTTGCCGTACTCCTTCAGAGCTTCCTCGTGAGGTAGGGGTTTGCCTACTCCGAACTTCATTGGCTCCCACAGATGGAACCTGCACTTACGGCCCAGCAGAGTGCGGATCTGACCGTTCTTGTCCGCCTGTTTGGTAGCCATGTCCGCGAGCTGCTTAACAAACGGAACCTTACTGCGGTGCCGCTTGATTAGATCCTTGGCGTCTCCCGCAGGAATACCCAACTGATCCGCCAGTTTGGCTACGCCCATGCCGTACATGATTCCAAGGTTGACCGTCTTAGCTTGCTTGCGGGTAATCCCAGCAAGGTCCGCAACCATCTGGTGCAGGTCGACGTCCCCGCTGTTAAACTCTTCCACTACGTTATCAACCACATGGCTGCGCAGCGCAGACGGAACGCTTGCTGCAAAGTGTACCAGCAACCTCGGCTCTTGGCTCGAGTAGTCAAACGACCCCCACTTCATACCGTCCTCTGGAATAAACAATCCACGGATCATCTTCTTGATGTCTGGATCTCGAGCCGGGATCTGCTGGAGGTTTGGGTTGGACGAAGAGAACCTGCCCGTTACCGTACCGCCCTCATCTCGACGCGTGGAGTGCAGCTCTGTATGGATGCGTCCGTTGTGCTCGTGCCGTAGGATACTGTCGATAAACGTAGCGTCCGCCTTGTCGAACTCACGCAGCTTAACTAACTGCTGGCATACCTCGGCTGGGTGGTTGTTGAGCCAAGACTTGGTAAACGACGGAGCTCCGCCCGTGGTCTTACCCGTGTCCTCGTTTTCTTTTATCTCGGTCCTTGGATACTCCATGCCCAGCTTATCAAACATCTTCTGGATTGAAGCGGACGCCCAGATGTCCACCTCCATGCCAGCTTCCTTTTCGATCTTGCCGCGCAGCAGCTTGGACTGCTTACGGATTAACTTCTTGTTCTGCTCGGCTTTGTCCAGATCTACCCGCACCCCTTGGGTTCGCATGTCCAACATGCAGGGGATTAGTCCGTTTTCTATGTCCCAGATGTGCCACAGTTCCTGGGACTCGAGCTCGATCTTCAGAGCCTGCCATAGTTTAAGCGTCGCTACGGCGTCCTGTTCAGCGTACGCGCCCACATACTTAGGTGGCAGTTTGTACATCTCAGCCTTGGGATCAACGCCCCAGTCCTTAGCAGCCGCTTGCAACAGCCGCTCGTTCTTGCGCACCGCAGCAAAGTCCCGAGCCATCGAGTCCAAGCCAAAGGACCAGCGGTTCTCGTCAACCAACGCGCCTGAAATCATCGTGTCGATAATCCGACCCTTGATCTCTATGCCCTCGGCTCTTAGCCAGCCTGCATCGTACGTTGCATTGTGCATGATCACGTTCATATCAGGCACCGACAACTGCTTCTTGAGCCACCGCATCGTGAACTTCGGATCTAGGTTGTGAGAGTTCTCGTGACGGATAGGAAAGTAACCTTGGTATTCCCCCGCTGCCACCGCAATTCCGATGATGTGCCCATCCTTACGCGCCCACCCTGGACCCAAAGTTTTTATGTTTGGGTCATACGTCTCCAAGTCGACAGCCACTTCTTTGTACCCTGTTAGGTCCGGGTACTCAGGTGGAATGTTCCAGTCCTGATCGATCAGGTCCAGTTCGTTTTTAATCTGGTGGTGCAGCGCACTGCCGAATAGATTACTTTGCATTTGAAATAATCTCGCTGATGGGACGCGCGTCACGCTCTATAAACTCTGCACCGAGAGCCGTGTAACCAGCTTTGTCCACCCAGGAATCTGCGTGGTCCAATGTCTCTAGTAAACGGCTGGTCTTCATCCAGTCCATCATTAAGGTGACGTGAGAGGGAGTTATGTGCCCGTGACTCAGCATAGCGCCCCGCAGTATGATGTTCCAGCCATCAGCAATACGAGCGTGGTTGTCGTACGCATCACCGTAGTCCTCGGCCCGTTGACCGTTAATCAATTCCTTTGCCTCGTCTAAAACTTCATCTCGTTTCATAACATGTACCTATACTTGTTGTTGCTTTGTAGAATGTACAACGAGTGTCGCGCTCGAGTTACCCCAACGTAGAACGCTCGATGCTCGTCGTCAGGATAGTCACTGTTCACACAGGCTGCGGTGGATGCTGTATATACAACACAGTTGTCGTCCTCTCCGCCCTTCATGGCGTGAAACGTGGACAGTTTAATGCGTGGCTCAGACAGGAGATCGTCGCCTCGTCTCTGCATCGCATCGATGTAGTCTTGCTCGCCCTGTCCTACACGAAGTACATCATACGCACCCTGCTCGGCTCCCGTCAACAACCCATACTGGAGCTGTAAGATCTCCATGTCTAACTCGGCATCGGGAGCCAGCACGTCCAGCATCTGTTGACTGCCGCGCTTAACAACAGCCGACTTCCCCTGTTTAGGAACTGCTGAGTAGAAGTCCTTAATGCGTTGCAGCCCCACGCTCTTGCCCGCGCATAGGTCGTTCCAAGTTTCGATGTTCGACACCAGCTCAAGAGAGATGCTGGGCTTGCCTTTGATCGAGTACTTAAACCCTGCTCGTTTAATGGACTCTGCTAAATCATAGACGTATCCGTTGGTTCGAGCCATAATCGTCCATGACCCTTCGTGAAAAGGGATGTCTTCCATGTGGTAAACGTAATCTACCAGCCCCTCCTCGTCCCGAGAGTTGAAGATCTTTTCATGTCGTCGGCTGATCCGCTTGGATATATTCGTCGCTAAACGATGCACCGATCGTGGTATGCGGTAGGATTGATCCAGAACTTTTACCCTGTCCGAGCTCTCGTTAAACAACGCCACGTCAACCCCAGTCCATCGGTGGATCGCTTGATCATCGTCCCCCGCAATGAATACAGTTTCTGCCTTGTCCGCGATCTTGGAGGCCATGTGCCACTGTAATGGGGTGAAGTCTTGAGCCTCGTCGATAAACAAATAGTCTAAGTTCGGAGCTTCCCCCAATGTGATGTACTTCTCGATCATGTCCACGAAGTCATACTTGTTCGTGGCTGACTTGTATTCTTGGATCTGCTTAGACAACTGCTCGAGCTTAGGAAAGAACAGGTCCCTGTCGTTCTCCTGGTTAAACTCCGTGTCCAAATCAACCATACGCATCCGAGCACGGTGCTCGAGCTGTAGGTATTTGGACCCCGATCCTCCGAGCGTGGGCATGGACAGGCCGTCCTCCAGTGACATACGCATCTTGCCTTCGAACGTTAGGCCGAGCTCCCGTCCGATGTTGTCATAGTCTTCCTTCGACATGATGTCCTGTGGCTGTAATCCCAGCCCGTGGAATCCAAACGAGTGGCTTGTCTTCATGTACGGAAAGTCTTTGGGCTCGAGATTAAACTCAGCGCAAGCCCGAGACACCATCTCTTCAATGGCTTTTCGAGTAAACGAGATCACACCAATACGAGATGGGTGCGTCCCCATCGCTAACGCTTCCTTGATCTGCTCAATCAAGTAGTGAGTCTTGCCTGTGCCCGGCGGTCCAAGGACCAGTTCAGCTTTCGGTATCATAGTCTTTCCCCCTTGGTCTTGAGTTCACCCAGTCTTCAACCTCGGACAGGACCCAGCGAGAGGCGGAGCGTCGATTGTCCTCTACCCCGAGTATGATGGGCTTAGGAAAGTCTTCACTCGTCTGGCCTAGTTTGTAGATGTAGGATCGCGACACACCCAATAGGTCCGCAACTTCCCCTACTCGGAGCAGGCGATTAGAATGGGATGTCATTAGATATCTCCTTCACAGGCAATTCGGTTTCATCTTCTTCGAAAGCAGGGACATACCAACATCGTATCGTTGTCCGCTGCCCTTTCTTTTTAGTAACATGTTGAATCCCATTGTCGCCGCCCATGTCCCGTATCATCTGGATGATGTGCGCTCGGGTCTGACCAACAAACCTTCGATGGTGCAGATACTCCAACAGACCTTCCAACTTGAACTTCGTTACTCCGCCATCGGTCCACGGCTTGTTCATCTCGATCTCTTCGGGAGCCATGGCACGGATGTGGCTGGTGCAGTAGGAGAACAAGTGCTCCTTAAACTGACCCGCAATCGTCTCCTCATACGGTATGTCGATGTACGTTGCTTGGCTCATCAAGCTGTTGACCATCTGCTGCCACTTCTGTGGCTTGGTGGTCGGAGGCATGAAGTTACACTGCTCCATGCAAGCCCTCTGCCAAAGCGTTTGGTTCTGCAACTGCTCTGATCCCAACTGGATCCGCAGCCCGTTGACATCCATGAAGTACAGTCGAGGCTCGGACAGCATGATTGTCAGGCCGCCAACCTGTGGCGCATCAGGTGCATCGTCGCTGATTCCATGCTTTGCCAACACGCACAGAGACGGATCACAATACGACTTGAACGGCTCGTCCTTACAAGTGTACCCCCAGTCTTTCTTCTCGTGCTGCTTAATAACCGTCATGACCTCGTTCGAGGGCAATGGTGTAGAGAACAACGTCCTGTTGTACTCTTCCAATGACGCCTGCCATGAATCTGGAAACTTCTTCTTGCAGTACACGCCAATAAAAAACAGGAGCTTGTTCCGAGGCTCGCTTTGTGGACCGTCCGAAAAGATATTACGGATGCACGGAGGGCCATCGTCGAAATGTTTACGGACCTTGGTCACTGTTCGAATGGCTTCTAAGTCAGAAAGAGAAACCCGGCACTTATCAATTGCCGCAAGGAACTGGTCGAGCTCCATAGACTCTGCCTTTGCATCATAACAAAAACGTTGAGGCATTTCCGCATCGAAGTATGGCATGTTAATAAAGTTACCGACGTCCCCGCGCTCAACAATAATCCTGTCCTGCTTCGGGAATATCTCGACACCGCTGTGGCCCAGCATAATAGACATCTCGGTCAGGTACTCTCGGACCACCGCTGCCTGCTCCCACTCCTTGAGAAACAAATACAGGTGTGCACCGCCCGACTTAGATCGGCACTGTAGCAACGGCAGCTTGAGCTTCTGGATCTTGTCCTGCAACTCTTTCTGGTTCAGGTCGTACACATCAATATCAATAGCACCAAACTTACATTGGTTCTCTTCATTGATCGGAATAGCGCCAACCCCCTGCTTGCCATCGATGTGAGCCTGAACTAGCTCCTCGGTCAACGGCTCGCGTATGATCTTACTCTTTGAGTCTGCCTTACCGTTCCGACCTATCCGACCTACGGATGTCGTGCCGTGAGCATTCTTGGCCCCGGCAAACGCGGCAAGCAGCTTTTTAGATTGTGACATTTACTGCTCCCAAATGAAGTTGGGGGACGGCCTGCAACACCCGCCCCCCCGAGGCTGCTAGAACGGGATTTCGTCGTCCTGGTCCTGTGTAGAGGACCCCTGTTGAGAAGAGTGTTTGGGATCCCCCTCCTCTGGTGCAGCTTTCACTTCGCCAGCCGCAACACTGTCACGGAAGGCTTTGGCTTCGAGCATTAGATCGCGGTCCTGTACCAGACCTACCTTTTCAATCGCGTAGTTGAACCACGATCCTTGGTCATTGCTCTCTTCAACAGTGGTAAACTTCCACTGAGTTGCGAAAAGAGGCGGCAAGATCATCTGCCCTGTCTTCGGGTGCTTGATCTTCTGCATTGCAATCTGGGTCTTCCAACGACGGCTGACCTTCAACTGACTGGACTTCATGTCAACAACAACAGGTTGAGTAATGCCGTCCTCTCCAACGATCAAACAGAAGTGCTGGTCTGACTTAACCAACTCGTTGCCGTTAGGCAGGATCTCTTTGGCCCCGCTGCGCGTAGTCTTCGTAAGCACAGGATCGTCCGTTGGAATCTCTCCCTGAAACCCGCCCCCTTGATCACGAGGTACAAACTCTAGGTACTTAGTTGTCTGGTAACAGGGAATCACGTTGATGCCCTGCTCTCCTGTGAACAACTCCATGGTCACGTTGTTGAACATGTCGCCCTGCTCTGACCCTTCGATGTATTGAGCCTCACGCTTTTTTAACTGAGGGGACATCGCTTGCAGGATACGGACAAATGGAATCTGCATCTCGCTACTGTCGAACGTTGCTCCCACCCCCGCAAACTCTAGGATGTCGTCCATTACATCTGTGCTTAACTCTGCACTTTTTTTCTTAACTACTGCGCCCATCACGCTTTCCTCCGAATCTGTGCTGTATTTGAAATGAATGCCCCGAACATATCGAGATCAATCGGTTTACCTTCCGTCACGCGTTCTTTCACAAACGCTTTCAGTGTGGACGGATGTACATGTGTCTTAGTCTGTGGATCAAACCCTCGATCTTTAAGGAGTCCAATCACGTCCCCCGCAACATTGTCTTCGCCCTTACCAAATGAAACTGTGATGTCGTTCTTAATGATGTCATCCAAGTTGTTGTCTCGCAGCCAACCCAAAGCCTCGTCCTTGCGATCGTTGGGTATCGAAGCAGCCACAATCATCTTGCGCTCGACGACCGAGCCGTCAACGTCAAGACGCTCGACCCCCATCTCATCCATCAAGGCTGGGATGTTCTCGACCGAGAGCTTGTGCTTCTCTTGCTTTAAGGTTTTGATATAGTCCTCCGCTTCGCTGATCTTTGTTTCCACGTCACGCAGTGTTCGAACCAGTTGACTGAGCTGTTTACCAGTCCCAGTATCAATAGACGCGAGCGCCTCTGATTCGTCGAAGTAGTCTTCAAATATGTCTGTCATAAGTTTTTCCTCTTCAGGGTTGATTTAAGTGGAAGCCTCGTGCTATCCACATTGAAGACAATAGTGGAGATATGTGATGGATGTCAACTACAAATATAAACTTCCTCCGTTTAACCATCAGAAAGATGCGCTCGAGTATGGGTGGAACGACCCCGAGTTTGGTCTGTTCATGGAGATGGGGACAGGTAAGTCAAAGGTTCTGATCGATAACATGGGCATGTTGTACCAAGCAGGGCAGATTGACTTTGCCTTGGTCATCGCACCCAAAGGTGTGTATCGTAACTGGGTCGCCAAAGAAATCCCCGAGCATATGTCTGATGATGTCCCGCATCGAGTGATTCGGTGGGTCGCATCACCCAACAAAAAACAAACGGAAGAGATGCAATCAGTTCAAGACAAGTTCGACGGTCTGACAATCTTCGTCATAAACGTAGAGTCTTTCTCCTCGGTCAAAGGACAGACGGCAGGGAAGTGGATGGCTCAGAGGTTTGGTAGCCACGGACTAATCGCCATCGATGAAAGCACCACGATAAAAAACCACAAGGCCAAGCGGACCAAGGCCCTCATGAAGATCGCAGCAGGATTCAAGTATCGTCGCCTGCTCACAGGTTCTCCAATCACCAAGACACCCATGGATATCTATTCGCAGTGCGAGTTCCTCCGCCCTGGGCTCTTGGGTTTTGATTCGTACTACGCGTTCCAAGGAAGATACGCCGTGGTGCAACGTAAAACCATGGGGCAGGCAGCGTTCCAGCAGATCGTCGGCTTCAAAAACCTAGACGAACTGACCCAGAAAATAGATACGTTTTCTTTCCGAGTGCTGAAAAAAGATTGCCTCGACCTTCCCGAGAAGATCTACACTGCTCGATACGTTGGCATGACGAAAGAACAATCTAAAATGTACGAAGACATTCGACGCCACGCAATGGTTCTACTGGAGGACCACCAACTGGTCACCGCACCCGCTGTGATCACACAGATGCTACGGCTCCAACAGATTATGTCAGGGCACCTGAAGACGGACGACGACGAGATGTTGTACTTCCCTTCCAAACGAATGGACGCGCTGACCGAAATCATGGACGAGCACAGAGGCAAAGCTATCATCTGGTCTCGCTTCCGGTACGACATCCAACAGATCACAGCCATGCTGAACGAGAAGTTTGGAGCGGGTTGCGCAGCATCATACTTTGGAGACACAACCGACGATGACCGCAACAACATCGTCAAGAACTTCCAAGACCCAGACCACCCCCTTCGGTTCTTCGTAGGCAACCCCGCAACCGCAGGGTACGGACTGACGTTGACCGAAGCAAACCTTGTGGTCTACTATGCCAATGACTTTAACCTCGAGACGCGCATCCAATCAGAGGACCGCGCACATCGGATCGGTCAAAAGAACAACGTAACCTACATCGATCTGATCTGTGAAGGCAGCATCGACGAACGTATCGTTAAAGCCCTACGGTCCAAGATCGATATCGGGGCCAAAGTATTAGGAGAACAGGCAAGAGAATGGCTCAGTCTAAAACCCACGATGAAATAATCGAAACAATGGTAGACTACAAAAAAGGACTAAGGACCCTCGATACAGGGGCCAAGGTCCTTGCCGAGCAAACAGGGCTCGAGGATGACGTGGCAAAAGCCCTGCTCAAAGGCATGAACAAATCATACACCACCGTCACGCAGATCCGTGGGTACTCCAAAGAAAAAGACTACCAGATCGCAGGGAAAAAACGAAAAGCCAACGAGGCAAAAAAATAACCCCGACACAGTCGGGGCTAGTTAGGGGGACCGCAGGAGTGGGTCCTGAGCAGTGGTCAAATAGTATCAGCTCTCTTCCATTTCAGCAACAGCCTTTCGAATCAATACCGAAAGCTGTCGAGCCATGGACCTCTGTTCTTTATTAGAGATCTTCCGAAGCAACTCGTGGTCCTCTTTAATCAGACCGACATTCTGAAATTGCTGCTTCTCTTTTTCTTTCATCTTTTTACGGGCCATACTTGTCCTCCATTTGTTGACCACTTCTATACTACTGGAGGACAACGTGCAACCTATTCGTCTCGAGCGTCCTTCCGAGCTTCTCG